CCGGCGCCCTGCACGTTCAAGTCCCCGTACACATAGGCAGGGATACCCGAGTGGTCGTCGGCAAGGCGGCTGAACTTCTCGTAGACCGCCATCAGCTCGCTGGCGCGGGAGTCAGGCTGGGTGAAGCGAATCGCCGGAGCGCTGGAGCCCGTGGGGTCGTTGATCGTCTGCCAGATTTTCCACGGGGCAAGCTGGGTAATATCCTCGTTCGGCGGCAGCCGCTCGACGTTGACCTCTACTTGGGGGCCAGAAGATATTCCCATATTGTTGACCAAAGCTCGCGCAGCCGCGTTACAAACGCTTTGCAAATCTTCGATAATCTTGGGAATACCTTTACCCCAAAAGGCTCCGGGGCATTTAATGAACGAAGTCTTGGCATAGGGCTTCTCTCCCAGCGGATCGTAGTTGAGCACAGCCTTGATGGCGTAGTTCCCCACTACCCAGACGTTCGCGTCGTATTCCTTGGCCGGGTCAGGCACCTCGTCTTCCGACAAGCCCCACTCGCGAAGCATGGAACCACTGACCTTGCCCCAGAACTCAAGGGCGTCGAACTCAGTCGTCGGGCGCATGTAGGAGTAATACTTCCGCTCCTCCTCGTCCTTCATCAGCTCAACGTCTTCGTTGATCCACGACTGACCGTTACCCTCTTCCAAAATCTTCCGAATGGCATCGTCGTCATAGCCCGGTACGCCAATCAGCTCTGACAGCTCGGTCCGCGACATGCGGTGATGCTCGAATATGTAACCCTCTGAAATATCAGAGATTCCAGGTTCCGGATACATACGGAAGGGGTCTACGCGCTCGTACTCAGGTGCTAACTCTTCAGTAGCGTCAACAACGGTTTCCCCCGTGATGGAGGTGGTCCAGCCAAGTTTACGCTGCCGTCTAACAACCGGCCCCTTCACAAACGCACAGGGGAAAGTTACCAAGTCCGTAATGAAGTCGTTGAACGCCTGCTCCCAGCCGCCCTGGGCGAACTGGTCCTGAATCCTAGTCTTCATCTTGTCGGCGCGGAGCTGCGCCTCGTGCATCACCCGGAAGCGGTAATCTTGGGAGACCATCTCCCGAATTTCCGCCATCTCCTCCAGGCTGGGCGCCTGCCCCGTGGCCTGGATCAGCTTGAGCACCTTCTCGGCGAACTCCGCCTGCAGCGCTTGGGACTGGGCGGGAGACATATCGGGGATGGGGGTGGCGTGCAAGTCCCACGGGGGCGAGCCGCTGTCGAGCAAAATGTCCCGAAGCCAGGACTCAGCGGCCCTGCACTTCACCTCCGTAATCATCATGTAGACTTCGGAGCCGCCCTGGTCGTGAATTTGCTGCAGCTTGTCGGCCTCGTACTCGCCGTTCCGCTGCCGCAGGGCGCGGAGCATTTCCTGCTCAATGGGCTTCTTCGCCATCTGAGCCGCGTCCCAACACTCCCGCAAGTAGCCGGTAAGCCCGAGGATGACGGGCTGATTCTGCCGGTCCGCTAAAGCGCGGTCCGACGCCTCCTGCTCCTGGCGAGCAAGCTCATCGTTACCAACTACCCGGAGGAAAGTTAGGCCAGCCATTATTTCATCCGCTTTTCCGTGACTTCCTTGACCATCATGCTGAGGGGCATGGTGGGGCGCTCAAACTCAATCTCAAAATACCCATAGTCCATGGGCTTATCAGCCAGTCCGCTCGTGTCCATTTTCTTATTCGTGGACATGCGGGTGTACGGTTTTCCGTTCTTGCCCTTCTTCATAGCCGCTCCGTATACAACTGACAGGAACTTTTCAGGTTCCGTATAGCATACACGAGTCAAAGCAACAATACATAAAAAAGCCCCCGGTGAGGAACCGGGGGCAAATACTACGGAGAGAGGAGAGAGTGACAACTAACTGCAGGGAAAATATATCAAGTCCACCCTGCCGCCGCAATACGCTTAATCTCCCGCCGCTGCGGCATAAACGACCCTTCCCCCGCATTGGCGATGTGCAGCATGAGGTACTGGAGCGCTTCTGCAACGTGGGAGTGCTTGTTCTTTTCGATCACCCCATCCTGCCGCATCTTGTAGCGATAGCCACCCATCATGGCGGATTTAAGCTGCGTGCAGCCAGGGTCCATGAGAAAGCCCGAGTCCCCGTCCACCTGCCGCATGAGGAACTCATCGACCGCGTTAATCCGCGCCGATATATTGTTGGTCTTGGCTGGAATAACCCGAAAGCCTTCGGCCTTGATAATGTCCACCGCGCTCCGCTCGTCGGTCTGCGCCCTCTGCACCCCAGCCGGGTCCGTCACGATGAGCACCGGCGCCCCGGAATATTTCTCGTAGAGCAGAGGCTTGAGCACGGTTCGCATGAACCGTTGCACCCCCATGTCGAAGCTCACCGCCTCGTCGAACACCAGTGCCCGTCCACGCGGGTCTTGCTGCCCAATGACTGCAGCGGGGGTCAACCCCAGGTCCATGCCCACCACGAGCGGCCTCACCCCGTTGACAACGGGCCTCAGCGTCGAAGTCGCCATGTGATAGTCCGGCCTGAAATACTTATACACCGGCGTCCCGGCACTGCTGAGGCCATACTCACCGTCGATGTAGACCCGGATGTACTCTTCGCTCCGCCCCTGGGTGTCGTAGTACCCATCGGGCAGGTTCTCGATATTCTCCGCGTGGATGCTCCGCCCGGACGGCTGCTTAAACACTGCCCAGCCATTGTCGTTTGGACTAATGCCATCCTTGGGGTCGAGCCCCTCCATCTGGTAATACCACCAAGTGTCCATGGTCGGCGGGTTAGTATCCGCCCACATCCCATGCCAGCTCGGCCCACCATCCTTGCTCGACGGAAAGCGTCCCACCCGCTTGGACATGGCATCCACAATCTCCGAGGCGATGTCCCGACACTCGTTGAACCAAGCGAAGGTCAATTCCAAGGAGTTGAGGTTTGCCACATCGTCCGCGTCGTCCAGCGCGCGGAACATAATCTCACACTCGACATCCCCCACCTCAAAGAAATAGGTCTTGGTGGTGCGCATATAGCGCCCACACTGCCCCGGCGGGAACCAATCAAGAAAGGTTTTGATCGTCGTGTCCTGAAGCTGGCGCACCGTTTGACGCACCACCGCGCAGCGACTGCGCCGTTTGCCGTTCTGGTCCGGCTCCTGCATGGACGCCCGGCGCACAATCTCAAAGCTACAGGTCACGCTCTTGCCCGAACCCACAGGCCCCATGAGCACCCGCATCTTGGAGTCGTTCTCCATGAACTTGGCGCCGGTGGGCGGCGGGGTGTAGTCAATGTCTAGGGCCACGGGTGGTCCTCAACGAGCATGTAAATAAATTCCCTACCGTACTTCCGCGTATTGTTAATCTTGCTCCGGTAGGACAGGGTGTACTTTGTCATGAGCCTCTCCATCAGGCTCGCTTCACGGATAGACTTCAGTCGTACTGCGCGGTGCCCTTCGTACTTGCTGTTAAACAACCTCAGAATACTCAATGGCATCTATGTCGTCCGCCTCCGTAGTGGCCTCAATAGTCCGTGCGTCCTGCGGCTTGTTACCAAGATTGATGGTGATGCGCACCCCACCGGCACTGCCTTCCGAGTTGTCGTCGTTCCGAGGCTCCAGCCCGGCCCACTTCACGGTGGATTTTATCAGGTCCGCCTTCACGGCAGGAGAGACCCCAGGGTCGTGAATCAACAGATAAGATGTGGTGAGGAGTTCTTCCGCCTGCGCACGCGCCTTGAGCCTGAAGGTCATGCCCTTCTCGCGCACTTCGTCCCGGTAGTGTTCCACTTTCTTGAGGAACACGGGGTCTTGCTTGAACTTGAGCAGATCGCTCGCGCCGATGTTGTGCCGTCCCATCACCTCCTGCATGGTCTCGCCACTGCCCTCCAACGTCAGGGCAACGTCAAAGGCTAGGCGATCCGACCACTTGGTGTGCTTGAGGGGCGATGTATCCATCAGCTCAGGTGTTCCTTGATCGAAGCCTCCATGGCCTCGTCTGTAAAGTATGTTGGGGATATATCTAACACATTGTTCTTGGGATAGGAACCATCGGGGCGGGTAACGTCGCGGAGGATGAAGCTGGGTAGATCAAGCGCCACGAAGGCGTGTAGGGGGTACTTGTCGGGATTTCTGAGGTTGAAGCGGTAACACTCTGAGTAATAGGTCTTGTGGGCTTTCCTTCCGGTCTGGGTGCGCTGGGTTTTGGTGGTGGCCTTGACCTGTATGGGTATGTGTTCGCCATTGAAGGCTATGGCTAGGATGTCAAATCCTATGGTGTTTGCGTGGACCACGGTAATTCCACGGCGCTCTAGCTGGTAGGCCACGAAAAATTCGCCAGCATTCCCGATGTTCTGTCGCGTCAGTTCCATGGCGGTCCCCCCACGGCAGGGGTTGATTATACAGGGAAAGTAGTTGTGGTATGTCTAAGTTGTGTGACAGTGG